TATGCAAGAGCAGACACAAACTTTAAACAATCTATCAAATGAGCCTTCGCTCTACTTTGATTGTACGCAATTTATTGACCGATAGACTACCACGGTCTGAGCCATAAGGAGCGACCCTATGACTTCCGTAGCGATTTAATGACTAGGCACGACTGGTTACGTCCAACTTTCACCCGACATTCAGATTAATATTTTAGCACAAATATCTTGTAAATTCTCTGCACAATTTGGGCTACTTGTACTTATCTTTAGTGTTATTGGCCGATACCTCGACCGCAAGTGCAAAACAGTTTATTTTAGCGTTCCTAGTTTGGTTCTTATTGCTACATAAGGCCTTGCTAGGTTATTCTCTCACTGAGAGCGTCTATTGTCACTGCCACCGTCTGATAATGGTCTAACTACGCACAATCTCTATACTATGTACACCCTCAATCTTCTTTCACGTCATGACCTCTTCCGATCGCCCAAAAGAGAGTTACTTATCTTCCTGCAATATCTCACAAAAAGCGTAACGGGAATTATGCACATAATCCAAGCAAGGTATCACCCTCTCTGCACTTGGTTATCTAGTAGATTGTTTAAAATTTGTGTACAATTATTATACCACTATCCAGTAAAAAAATCAAAAGATTTTCTGTTATAATAGACATTTTTTAAATTTTCCGTTTAAACGAAAAACAGGCTAGCACCACTGCCAGCCTGTCCTATAGTTTATTCAAAATCTAACAAATCACTTTCTACGATTGCTTCAAGCGCTAAAGTTTTTCTTCCTGCATCTTCAAAATCTATAACAATAGTATTATCTTTGATTTCTACCACTTTACCAATTCCAAAGAATGAATGTTTAACTGTTGAACCCGCAACATCTTTGTGAGCTTCAACCCATTCTTTAACTTTCTCATTTTCTTCTTGCTCTTGAAGAAGTCCAGAATGTTTCATCAATTCGACTGTCTCAAAATATCCGTCTACAAATGTTTGTTTGAAATCTGAACCCGTAGGAATTTCTGGACGTTCTACAGGTTCTCCCAAATCTAACATCAAACGAATAGCTTTCAAAATAACGTCATCAGATACGTTACGACTGTCAATTTGTCCGCCAACTGCGTCGCCGTAAACACCGTAGAAATGTCCATCTTCGCCATTGTGTCCATAAATATCCATGATATTGCTTGTTTCACAGTTGCAATATACTGCCCCATCTTCATTGACAATAGCGTATGATACGTCGTTGTTTTTGATTGTTTCAAGTAGTTGTTTTGCTTTTTCCATTTTCAATTCCTCTGCATATTCTGTTAATTTGCTAGCTACTTTTAAGCTAAGATTTTCAATTTTTCTTGTCCCTGACTTAATGTTTGATAAGCTAGGTTGGGCCACTCCGGTTGCTCTTGAAATTTCGTATTGGCTGAAATTATCAAGTAGCCACTTAATCTTTTCGCTATCCGCTTTCATCTGACTTCCTCCTATCTGGTGAATAAGTAAACAACAGCAACAATCACGATTAACCAGATGATGAATGCTGTCCAATTAAAAGGATGCTTGGTAATTCTAAAATTTACTTTCATAAGAACTTTTGATATACTATACATAAGCCCCCAAGGGGGCGGGGAGGTTTACTCCCCGATTTCGATTTGCCATTCAAAACTGATGATTACTAAGTTTATCTTGACGGAGAACTTGAATTTCAGTTTTGGTGGCTTTTTCTTATGCTTGGCTCGCATATCTTTACCTCCTATTTTATTTGTAAGGTCTGCCAACCTCCTTACATTATTATTATATAACATTTGTTATATAATGTCAAGACTTTTTATCAACTTTTTTTAAAATATTTTTATTTTTTTTACAAAAAAAGCCCTGCCAGCTATTGAGCTGACAGGGTTGAATTAAATTTTTAATATTTCTATTTTTTATTTTATCAGAGTTTCCGCTCTGTTTTTATGACAACTCGCCCCAAAGGTCGATTCTATTCCCTGCTTCATCAGTTTGGCCAATCGCTAAGTAATTACGATTGCCAGACTCTCCGACATAGGAAATCCAGCGATAGCCGTCATTAGACCCTTTAGAATCATAATGGACTTTGTCGCCTGGCTGATAGACTGCCACGATTTCGCCAGTTAAGCTAGGCTCACGACGGACATTGATTGGGCTATCCCCAACGGTAAACGTAGCGTCTTCTGGGAAGAATGGAACTTCGTGATTGTCCATAACTTCTGTGATGGCTTCTTTCAATTCTTGTTTAGGAAGTGATTCGCCTTTTGGACGGAAAGCCGTTGGGTAAAGAATCGAATAAGGGAAGATTTGAACATCAAAAACACCTCCGCCAAAAGGTCCGGGTGCTCCGCCTTGGTTTTGTCCAAGGAATTGGCCATTCACGCCGTCGACATCTCCAACGAAAATGGCTACGTGAGATACAGGAGTTAGCGGAGATTCTACAAAGATACATACTTCCCCGCCTTCCAAATTCTCTACTTCGTCAAAGTAATCTAAAATGCCGTTTTCGTGGCGTTGATTCCACAAGTCCTTGACATAGAGCGAATCCGTACAGTTAGAAAACGGAACGCCTAGCCAAAGACAGTATTTAGCGTACCCGTCCCAACATTGCCAACCAAACCAGCCGTCAATGTCAAATCCTGAGCCTAAGACTTCGTTTTGAAATAATTTGACTTTATCCATTGTGATTTCTCCTCTTATTTTTTCCAAGAGTCATTAGCCGTTTTAACGGCTGACTCAATAAATGTATTAAGTTGATCGTTAGTAAGATAAATATTGTATGCTTCCAGACTTTCAATCAAGCTAGTTTTAGCATGTTCAAATTTATCTTGTCCGTTGATTCCCAATTTGTCCGCTACTTGTTCCGTAGCCTGTACGGCATTTTTAGCTAGGATTTCAGCCGTTTCAATGGCTTTCTTTCCTCCTCTGGTTAAGAGGTACTGTTTGACAGAGTTAACGACAATACCAACTAGCACTACTAAAACGCTCATAGCTCCGCTTACGACAATATCTGTAATTTGATTCATTTTTTACTTTCTCCTTTTTTCTTTTTGATTAATTTGCTAGGCTCTTCTAGGCCTTCTTTTAGCTGGAATTTTTCGTGATCTATATTTTGTTTTACAAAATGATCTAGGCCTGGAATTTCTACGCCCAAGGCCGACAAACTGGCCAGAATACTTGATCCGTAGGCCGCCATCATAGCCATTATAAATGCGTCAACGACTGGCGCCAGATTCATATATAATGCGAAGGGGTAGCCAATCGCTGTTATCAAAATCATAGCTGTGTGGCTGACTAGGCCTTTCCGCCATTTTCGGCTTGAAAAATCATGATAAGCCCAAGCTCTGGATACTCCTAAGATAATATCAAGGGCCACAATTAGCATGAGCGCAAAAACTATGAAATGCTCGTCGATTCCGTGAGCGTAGAATTCCTTCACGACCTCAAAGATCCCGAAAATTCCATCTGGTTCTACTACTTCCACAAATTACTTACCCCTTCCCAACGAACGGCCAAGCTGTCGCTGTTCCAAGCTCTAGCTTACCGCCTTTCTTAAATTCGTCTACAGGCTCGCCATTATAAGTAAATGTTTTTTGTGCCTGAATTAATACTTTGATGCCCTCACCGTTTAACTCTTGATGCTTCGGATCCTCCAAAACAAACAGATCATCTGCTTGGAACGTATCGCCTACTTTAGCGACTGGCAACAGATCCATGTATTGCTTGTAGATGGTTCCGTAAGCGATATTCTCGGACATCACGGCATTTAAGATAGATACATGCGTTAATTTAGCATTGTTTTCAACCAGCTTGTTAATCGTTTCAAGCTGTTTTTTCTGTTCCTCAACCTTCAAGTCTCGCTCTTTAGCTTTAACCTTCAGGTTATCGATCTCTTGGACGCTCTCAGAGATAGCCCGTTCTGCATACTCTGATTTAAAATATGCGTCCTTGGCAAGCTCAACAACCTCTGTATCTGGTTTGTTTCGGCAATCCCCAGCGACTCGCTGAGTATAGCTGTCAAAGCCTCCGCTCGTAGCGTTTAAAGATACATCTGTGTGCGTGATATTGCCTTCTTCATCATAGACTGGATACTTGCCTATTACTGCGTATGTTCTCATTGTTCGACTCCTTCTACTTTTAATTCGTCAAGTTGTTTTTGCAGGCTATCTTTAGCCTCTGTCAGTTCCTTATTGTGTTCTTGAAGTCGTTTATTTTCGGCCTCAAGTTCCTTGATGTACCTGTCACTTATCGCCGATTGGGCCTGCAATGTAGCGATTGTTACTGCTTTTTGACCAATCTCAGTTGCTAAGTTCGTGTACGCTTTAGCTTGGAATTCCTCTTCCATGTGTTCTCCTTTCGTTATTTAAAACCATATTTACTTAAAACGCCCGAAACGTGGCTCTTGAAGCTTTGATTCTTCAAATCCCAGTTGGCTTTGGATAATTGACCGAAGCAGGTCAAAATATCCCAAACATAGGTACCGAGATTTACAGCCGTTTTACCAATAAAGATATTATCGATCCAAGCGCCTGAGAAGTGCTTGTCGCCACGCCCTAGATTATGACGGATTCCTTTCTCATTCGCTGGGATCAGATAAGAGCTTCCGTCTTGCGTGTTGTTGTGGATAATCCACGGGCTACGATAGCGACCGTTAGAGTAAAAGATGATACGATCTCCGACAAATTCGTAAAGCGACTCTTGCACGCCGTCTTTCGATCCCGACCACAAGCGGGAACCTGCGAAACTCTCATTTTGAGTATTCTCTGTCCTGTCGTGGTTGGTCCCTATTACGATACGGGCCGCCTTAGAATCTCTCATATACTCACCGATAAAACCAGCCTGGCCAAATTGTAGGAATTGAGAAGAGCTAGTGTCATCAATACGTCTAATGGTACCTGTGTTGCTGTACAGGTTCAGTGTACCCTCGTTGAGGTCAAAAACGGTCTTATCGTTGATGGCTGAAATCCGCTTGCCCTTCATCCATTCAATCAGAGCATACTCAATTTTAGCCTTGATAAACTCAGCGTTTAAACCGACTATATTATTAACATTTAAGTTAAAGATGTTAGCTTGTGAAGCGTCAATTTCCTTGATGTGTGCCGTGTCGATTTGGGCTTTGGCAATCATAGCGCCCTTGATAACTCCATCTTCAATATAGGTCTTCTTGCCGATCGACAAAAGGCCCTCGTTGATCCTGATCGACCCATCAGGATTTAGATTGAGTTGCCCCAAGACGTCTCCTGCGTTTGTCAAGTTACGGATTGAATAGCTATTATTAAGCTGTGTTACTTGCGTTCTGACAGCTTCTGTCTTGGCATCTACGTCTTCATCTGCTTGTGACCAGTCGGACTGTACATTTCCTAGTTCCAGCTTGTAACCTGCTACGTATAGCTTGGCATTTTTGTTATTTCGCTCAAAACGTGGTGTCATCAATCCGGCTTTAGTAACGGAAAATGTAGCAGATACCCTTTTCCAGTTTGTGCCGACCTGTATGTCTTTCCTCGTCAACGACAGCGAGGCTCTAGGCTCTACCAACCTGTTATCAAGATACATAAACACGAGGTCGTTCTCGACGCTACTCTTGACATAGGCGCTGAATGTATAGGTTTCACCGACTCGAACTTCAACGATTTCAGAGAGGCCAAGCCATTCTTCCTGTCGGCTATATACTGACAAGCCTAAATATTTCTCGTCTTCTAGCGTCCATTTCGTCTTGTTAAACCAATCACCAGAAAACTCTTTGGTGCCAGTCATTAAGTTACGGCCACCGACCCTGATTTTAGCCACTTCTGTTTGAATGAGTTGGCTATTTAAGACCATTCTTGAAACGTTATTAGCAATCTGATCCCCCGTTGTGCCGAAGGTTTGGACCAACGTATCAGATGTACGCTTAAATTCGCTGTATGCTGTCTGGTTATCGGATAGTTGCTTAGTGATCGTTGCATACTGGCCATCTAGGCCGTTCTTGTATGTTGCAAACTGCGCTACTTTGCTATCTGTCAAGTTGAAATGTTGCTCAATTTCATTGATCTTTTCGTTATATGCGCTTTTAGCCACATATCCCTTGCTGATTTCAACCCGTTCCTTTTCGACACCTTCAGCGGTCTTGCTCTCAATGTATTTGTTAAACTTCTCTGAGGCCGAGCCGTCAGGGTTGAAGTTTGTAGAAATAGCATTGAGCCTTGTTTCAAGGCCGTTTGCTGTCCGCTCAAACTCAGCCTGTGCTTGAGTGACCATATTTTGTTGATCCTCAATGGCTGGTACCCAGTCTGGATCATTGGTGCCGGTCGAAACCATCATATTCTTGATAGTGACGTTTCCTGACCCCTCGTCAATCTGGACGTAGTATTCTATGCGTTCTACGTCTTCGGCCGTCCCTGAGTAATACCTATACCAACCTAACGGCTGTGAGTATCTACCAGATTTTTGATTCGTGGTATCGATCGATAGACTGCCTGTTGTGTAGCTATTGATGACATCATCTGTTTGTCCATATCCGCTTCCGTAAGTAACTGATCGACGAATCCGGAATTTCTTGACGGATTCATCTGCGGTGTAGTTAAATGATAGTCTTAGCTTGGTTTCAGGAGTCCAGCCGAAAGCATCTTTAGAAAATGTGTAGATATTTTCTCCATTTCCGGCCGTTTTTGGCGTTCCTGTACCTAAAACGTAGTTCCGAAGGCCTACGCTAGAGAACTGCTCTTTAACCCCATTTATAAGCTCGGTTACTTTTGCCAAATTAGGCTTGCCGTCCAGCTCGGTTTGTACTTTCTCCTTAAAATTGGTCAGTTCAGAGCCTACAGATTCGCTCTTCTGCTTGATGTTATCAATCTCGCTTTTAGCGGATTCTGCAATTTTTTTGGCATCTTCCGCTAGCCGGCCAAGGTCCGACTTCTTCAAAATGTCGGTTATCCGCTGTTCGGTTTGGGCGTTCTGTTCGTCCATTGCCTGTTTCAGCTCAGCAAATTTCTGGTCTATCTTCTCTCTGAGACTTACTTCGTTGTACGTTCTGAGGATTTCTTCCCAGACTTCACCCGTCCAGCGCAACATAATCTTATGTCCTTCATGTTCTGGATCTGGCTTATACCAAATGTCATTTATCATGACCTTCCCAGGATATTTCTTGGTTGGGTCCTCTTCGCTGTACCAATTAGTATTAAAGCCGTCTGCTGTACGGATATAGTCAGGTAGATCTTGGATAAAGCTATTAAATTCATTGTTGATGAATTCATCTATAGCTTTGTCCGCCACGCTCTGCGCCTTGGACGTTGAGCTTTCACCTGTCCTGTCTCCTAACTTCGTATCTGTAGACTGGTCATTTAGACGGTTGATTGTGATTTCAAAAATCCGTGTATCATAGTCTAGCTTCCTGTCATGCCGTACTACTCGGATAGTATCACCGATTTTAACGTCCTTTAAGTAGACACTCGAAGTCTTCAAGGTCAACTGAGGGCGTGAGGCCGTAATCAAAGTCTGATAGGTCAGCTTGATAAGCTCGTTAGGGTCTTCTTCCTCCCCAAAATCAGCGAAGCCAATCTTTGGACGCATAGAACCGTCTGAGTTCTTGATTCCGTAGCGCTGGGTCATTTCCGGATTTTCCAGATATTTCTGCCCTTTTGGCTTATCTAGTGGGTCTCCCTTAGCCTTGGACCAGACCACATCTTCAAATGTGATTTTTCGGCCGTAGCCGTCGCCTCCCTTGCCCGATTCCTCAGCAGATGATACCTGCTCACCTTTACCACGGCCGACAATGGCCGTAAAGATATTGGTCCGCTCGACCTCTTGCAGGATCTCCAAGGCATTATGACCGTAAACTACCCGTTTTCCTACGGCTTCACCGATTTTCTTTTTAAAATCTATGTAGCGGGCGCCAATGCCGTTTCCGTTCATTTCAACGAAAAACTGCATTTCTAGGCCCCAGACCTTACATAATTTTTTCAAGGCCTCAAAAACTGAGGTGTAATAAAAATTGGTGCTATGTAGCGCCGTTTCAGCGATATAGCGAGCCTGCCAGTTGGTCTCTTGCAATAACTCGTTAATAACTGGCTTAGCTTGCGTACTTTTCGGGCGCTTGTCGTAGACAGGGGTCTTTCTCAGCTCCTCAATGCCAGACTGTACGCCAGTAAACGTCGTAATCTGGTCTTTCGTGGACTTCTGTGCCACATAAAAGTAATTAAATAGATGTGGGTCTTCGATTGATTGAATAGCCATGTACTCAACCAGTTCAAGCTCATCATCATTCAACGCCTTAACTTCGGCTGTCAAGCGCTCAGATACGTAATTTTCAGTGGTCAGGCTGTATTTTTGGAGTGCGGACTTAATCGCTGGCTTTCTGATGACTTTCAAAAGCCGTTCGTTTATATCAAATAAATAAATCAAGCTCTTTCATCCCTCCAAACTACTTTCTTAACTGTGGCATTTACCGCTGTAACGTTGTCCCCGTCCCGAACTGTAAACAGCTCTAACGGGCTGAACCGGTCTAATTCGCTTAGGATATTCTTGCCGTCATAAGAGGCCTTGACCTCGTCCGGATCAAATAAGATGACAATATCTTTGCCGGAAGAATAGCTTCCAGAAAACGAAATGACCTTTGAGCCATTGACGATCTGGACCCGATCAGTAGTCCTTGAAACTGTGACTGTGATTGATTCTGGAAAGACTTCCACGGCATCAACAAGAGAGATAGGCCCTGTTGACGTCTGAGGGCTTTTCTTTTTATACCCGTCAGGAATAAGCAGGCTAAACTTGCTAACAATGCTTAGGCTTGTTTCCTCGAAGCTATCCGCTCCGTTAAAATAGCCGTAATAGATGAAATCCGGTTCGTCCTTAAACGAGATTTCAAGAAATCCGCTCTGCGCGTGAGTTCTCAAGATCTTGTTTAATTTAGCGAACTTATCCCGCATATCTGAGCTAGTCTCAGCCGATAGCTGATATTTAATTTCGATCGTCCGTTCTTCGTCTGAGTATTTATCAACCCAGACCCCACGACGGCCCGGCACGTTGGTTGTTGAAACGTCACGCCCCAAAATTCCACGACCTGAAACGGTTAAATGACGGTACCCCTCAATTAGTCTATTGAGGGGCTGGCCATTTATCATTAAATTGTCGCTAGGCTCAAAAGTAGCGACTTCATTATCTAATTTTTTTAAACTAGCATAATCATACATACTTTCTCACCTCTTTTAGTAATTATCTAGTACAAGCTCTAGCTCTTGCTGGCTTGTAATATCGTTGGTAAATGCCCTATAGGCTGTATTGCCAAGTTTTAAAATGATGTCTGCCGGCTGTTGGCCTACTGTGAGGGTTCCGCCGTCAAAGTTGACGTTTGGATCATAGGCTGTAAGGTTGCCTAGCGCTCCATCTACTGAGCTAAGCTCATCTTGGAAGGTTCCGGATAAATCCTTGTCAGTAAAGGCATTGATGGCCCCTTGAGCCATGCTACCAACTGATTTTGCTACCTGTTCGGCCTTACTGTTGACCCCGATTATAAACCCTTGGTCAGTATAGACACCGAACTGACGGAATACCCTAGATGGTGACTTGATACCAAGCAAGCCCTTAGCCCAGTCAATGGCACCTTTAACGGCTCCACCGACCGCATCAATCAACTTGCCTGCAAAGGCTGTTACACCTTTTACAAACCCTAAGATCAGGTCCTTACCAACGCTTAGGGCGCCACTAACAAAGCTCTTGGCCCCGTTTACTGCATTAGTAAAGGCATTTTTAACCGCATTAACAATATTAGATCCAGCGGTAGTCACTGTATTTACCACATTATTCCAGCCGTTGGAAATCGTACTGCCGATATTTGACATAAAGTTTCCGATTGCGGAAGTGATTCCGCTCCAAGCGCTGGAAATGCCGGAAGCAATAGAACTCATTGTGCTAGACAGGAACGAAGTGATACCGTTCCAGACGCTAGAGAAGATGTTAGATATGGCATTCATTGTGTTTGAGAAGAAGGATTTAATCCCTTCCCAAACCGAAGTGGCCACGCTAACTATTCCGTTCCAGATTGCTGTCAATACGTTTAATATCATGTTCCAGATGGCTTGAGTTTGTTGCCAAACGACATTCCAAGCATTAACGATCGCTTGTTTGATTAAGTCAAAATTACCTGTAACAAGTCCTACGATTGTAAGCAGGATTCCAGCGAATATCGCTTTAATACTCTCCCAAACATGTCCCCAATATTCCGAAATGAAATTCAATATAGTTTGAATCACATTCCAAACATTAGTAAGGATTGTAGAAACAGTATTATAGATAGCGTTCCAGACTGTGCTAAATGCGCTAGAAATAGCGTTCCAGATTGTGTTCCAAGTGTCGGAAATTACGGTCAATGTCGCATTGATGAAATCGCTGATGCCTTGCAATGCTGTTGTGACTAAGTTTGAAATAAACTCCCAAACTGGGCCTAAAACAGTTGATAAGGTATTCCAGATTACTGTCCAGATCTCTTTCAGCAACTCAAGACCAGCTTGGATTACTTGCACCAAGTTTTGAATAGCAATCCCTACAGCGGATTTAATACCTTCCCAGATTCCGACTGCTACACCTTTCAAGGTCTCCCACGCTCCGGACCAATCACCGTTTATAATCTGCATGATGGCCTTGATAATGCCTAAGATGGCATTTAGAACCGTTCCAACTACATTCTTAATAGTGTCCCAGTTGTTTTTGACAATAGTGACAATAACATTCCAACCCGCCTCTATGATAGGCGCTATGGCATTAGTTATCGTCTCAACTACAGACTTAATAGCATTCCAAATATTAGTGGCTGTCTGTAGTATTAATTGATGGTTTTCGTTCCACCAAGAGACAAGACTTCCGAAGATACTCTTAACGAAGCTCACGACCTCATTAATAGCACTTGAAATAGCGCTGGAAACAGCTTTGAAGGCTGAATCCACCTTGTTTCGGAACTCTTCGCTGGTCTTATAGACTCCGACCAGAACGCCTATTAAACTACCGACGATAGCTACAACTACCAAAAATGGGGCGCTGATAGACGATACAGCACCGACTATTTTTGCGAAAACAACACTTAGAGAGCTTCCACCGCTATTAAGCAAGGCAAACCAACTTGTAACCTTCGACACAATGGCCCCAATTCCTGTAAATACAGAAATAAGCTTGCCTACACCGGCCGTTATGACCCCGAAGGCCGTTAAAACTGGCCCTGCTGAAATAACAATAGCGCCTATCCATTTTTGAAATGGAGACAGCGGGAGATTATCCCAGATTGTCTTCAAAACCCGTACAATGTTATTCTTAAACGTAATAACCGTGTCTTTCAGATTTTGCATTAGGCCTTTTATGTCGGCGTTTTTCTGGCCAAGGCCTGCCACAAGGTTTTGAGCCGAAGCCTTCATAGCTTCAAATGATCCAGATACCGTTTCACTCGCTTCTTTAGCCGTGGTTCCTGTTATCCCAAGCCGTTCTTGGGTAACGTGGATAGCTTGAATCAACTTGTCAAACGGAATGTCCTTCACGTTCTTAGCCGTAGCCTTGAAGCTGTCACCCATTACGCCAGATTCATTGACCAAGCGGGCCATTTCTTCTTGAGTACCACCGTAGCCAAGTTTTAGGTTATCCAACATAGTATAGTTGTCTTTTGCAAAGCCCTGATAAGCGTTTTGAATATCTGTGATATTCGTACCAAATTTATTGGCATTATCGGACATGTCAACTATGGCCATGTCGGCATATTTGGCGGCCTGTGCGGTATCTCCGCCCAAACCTTGAAGAAGGCTAGCAGAGAATGACGTGACCTGCTCCATGTATTTTACACCAGATACTCCAGCTCGTTTGTAGGCTGATTCCGAATTTTTGATAACCGTATCGGCTGAACCCTTAAACATAGTCTCGATACCACCTACGGCCTGTTCCAAACTTGCGAAGGATTTGACGACTCCACCAATGGCGCCGACGACCGGAAGAGTAAATCCGGCTGTCATACCAGCCCCTACCTTCATCATGGCCCCGCCGACATTGTTAAGGGTACCGCTCAACTTCTCAAGGCTTGAGCCTGTCTGGTTTTTTAAACTTTGAAGCGAGGCTTGGGCTTCTTTCATTCCTTTTGCAAAGTCGGAGACGTTGGCTTTTAGTATGGCGCTAACGTCAAATGATACTCCCATCAACTACCTCCTTTCTTCGCTTGATTAATCAACCTGTTTCTTTCTGCCATATCCAGCATTCTGGCTGGTATAGCTTTCTCAGGCTGATTCTTTCTAAAAATCTTTTCAAATTCTTCTTTGTGGTTATAAAATTCTTCAAAAGTCTTAAATGCTGGCCGTGCTGACTTACCTTTGCCCTTCTGAGCCTTGACAGACTGGTTAAACCAAGCCTGAATAGCCGAATTAAGGCGCTTGTCCTCTTGTCTAATGGCGTAAGCCATGTTATAGATTTCAAACTCTTCTAGCGTGGTCCGCATAGCCTCTTTAAAACTCATTCCATGCCTGCCAATAAGCAAAGCTAGAGCTTCATCATACCCAAAGTCAGAACTTGACGAGCTAGAGGCCCCTACTCTACCAGATTCATTGCTTTCTTGAGTAGGGGAGACGCTTTTAACTCGTCAACAATGGCATTGATAGTTTCGTCATACTTATCATTTACGACAAGATCTTCCAGATAAGCTTCAATCGCTTCATTTGACGGTTTTTGTGCTTCCGTTACTGTTCCAGCTTTAATCAAATCGATAAATGCTAACGGGTCATTCAATGCTTGGCCTGCGTTAAACATGGTCATTGCACCATATCCAGTCTTCATGCCTTCCATTTCCACGGAATGAAGCTTGTTCATTTCACGCAAAAAGCCAATGCCAAAGCGTAGAGTGTACTCACGACCACCAATATTTAAAATCATTTCTGTTTTTCTCCTTTAATCTAAAAAAATAAGGGGCATTAAGCCCCTAAATTAAACTTCTTCACCCGGTTTAGCTTCTTCCTTGGCCAAAGTATGATATTCATACTGTGTAGCCTCAAGAGCCAATTTCTGAGAAGCTGTAAGCTCGTCAGTTTGGATAATTCCGTTGCCATCAATAGCTATTTCGTAGGTAAGCTCTACTTTGTCATCAGCTGGCGCTGAAATTTCAAAGTTCTTAAAGTAACCTTGATAGTATTCCACGTCGTACTTTTCTTTGCCACCTTCGGCCCTCTTGCTTCCGAGGTCCACAATCCAGACTTCGATTTTGTCTGTGTTGCGGAACCACTTGCGCATTTCTTTCCACATATTGACCGTGTCTTTGTCCTCACGGTAAGCAAGAGAAGTACATTCTCCTGATGTTTCACCGTCTGAAACTGAGTTCACGACACCATCTTTTGTTTTAGTGGTTTCTACTTCTTTTTCAGCGTTCAGCGTCAGCTCAGTCTGGAAGCGAACCTTTCCGGCATCTTGTTTTGTCCGGTCTTTTAAACGGCGGAAAAAGGCGATATAGTCTTTTCCTTGGATTAAATCTGCCATTATTTATCTTTCTCCTTTTTTTGTAAAATTAAAAGTAAAATCCAGCACTACATGAAGTAGTGGCTGGACGTCTGTATTATCGGGTATGATTTGCTTGTTAGTAGTTGTGTGTTGTAAATGGTACTCCCATTTTCCAGATATTGACTTGACCATTGCCTCTAAATAGGCTGAAATATCGTCCAGAGTGGCCCTCTGCGACGTTTTAGCGTAGATATGGACTGTTTGGTTGACCGTCCCGAAAAGGTCCCGATTTCGGGCCTCTTGGACGCTATTCTCGCCAATGTAGATAAAGGGGTATTGTGTCCCAGCCTCTGGCAAGAAATCAAAAGTCTTTTCTCTCTTCTCTGCCATTTGATAAATAAGCCTAAATAGCTCATGGCTTGGCGTCATTGGAATACCCCTTTCATTACTTTGGTCATGTCTTCCTGAAATTGTGGCTGTACCTCTTGAAGCATAGGACGCATGAACGGCTTGCCTGATTGATAACGGGTCCCGTACTCTTGATAACCTGAATAGCCAGCCTCTGCGTTGATATGCGCCTCCATTCCATGATAAGACACTTTGATATTGCTTTTTAAAAAGCCTGTATCAACTGGCGCCTTGCTCTTAGCTATGGATTTGCCACGTTCAGCATGGTTTTTCAGGACCTCGATAGACTGCTTAACAGCGTTTGGGTGAGCGTTTGAAATAGTCATTGTCAGTTTTTCTAGGCCTTGCCATTTAATGTCAAATCCCATTCGGACCTACCCTTTTCAACCGTACAGCGCCCTTAATTGGGGCGTCGATTGCTTCGATTGGCTCATAGATGTCATTTTCAAAAATGGCTTGCCTAAATGGTGCTTGCTCCTGTTGGAATCGGCAAGAGATAATTACATCTGTCCGGTTTCCGTACAGTTCAAACACTTTCGATTGGCTGACTTTATTTACAAGACAAGGTACTGGCTTGGTGCTTCGGCCTTGGCTCTCGTAAATATCCTTTTCTGGATTGTATTTCTCACGCTCTCCACGGATTAGAATGATCCGATTAGGTGTTTTCATAGGAAAATAGCCTTCCCACGCTGTCTCTGTGAGCCGTCAAGACCAAAATCCTTGTTAAGAATGGCCATATACGGCTTAAAGAGGTTATCCCATTCCTGATAGGTCACGGAATAGCCGTCAACCGTTTCAGAGGTTACGCTTTCAGATCCCTTTCTTCCGTACAATTTATACACAACATTTTCAATCATAAAATTATACTTACTTGGTATCTCAGAGATCCCAATAAGTGCCTTGAAATAGCTTTCAGCATCATCTATTAAATCGTTTAGCAAATCATTTTCTAGGTTGTCGGCCGGATCGATACCCAACCGACGCTTGATCTTTGCTAGTTGGGTTTCTTCCATGCCTTACCCCTCTTTATTTCCTTGCAAGAGAGCCACTAGATCGGCTTTCTTAGCGTCTGCGTCGTAAGAAATGCCTTGAGCGTCTAGCTGTTCTTTGAGTTCAGAAATCTTTAGTTTATCGATAGGCTTTTCTGCTTCTTCAACTGGTGCTTCTGGTGCTGGTGCTTCCGTCGCTTCTGGTGCTGGTTTATTGTCCTCTTTGGCAATGACGCCTTTGCCTAGAAGCTCAGAAATGCGGTCATCAGAAACAGAAAAATCAGGGCGTGGATAAAGATCGCCTTCTTCATAGAAACGGTTGTTATCCTTAGTGTCAATAATATTTCGGGTTACAATATAAGCCATTGTCTACCTCCTTCAAAATTAAACGTTAGAAGCGTCTGTGAGCTTAGCAAATGCGTTAGTCTTAGTAATCATAACTGCAATGTCCATTGTGCAACGGATAGCAACCATTTCTTGCTCGAACAAATTGACAGGGGTTCCGTCTGCATTCTGGATCGTTGAGATTTGGCCTTCTTCTGAAATCTTATAGTTGATGTTGTAAGGTACACCGTAGATAAGATTGTCAAAGTTACCAGCGAGCAAGTCGCCTTTCTTGAACTGCTTAGACTTCATGTCTACAACTACAGTTCCATCTAGCTTGTTAGTTTCCTTGTCGTAGATAGTCTTCTTGTCACCGTCACGAGCGTCACGCAGAGCAGAGCGGTTAGATACACGAGACACAAACGCATTAATCTCAATATCATCATCTAAGAGCTTGTCTTCTAGCTTCAAGATGTTTTCGTAAGTTACAGGTCCACCAATAACTTTGCTTGCGTCTTTGGCCGCCTTAGCTACTGAGTTTGCAAATGGTGTTTCATGGCCAAGCAAGCCTGCTTCGTCAATTTTGGTATAAAACGCTTCAACGATTTGAGGTTTCATATCCTCGAAGAATTTTTTCCAAGTGTAGTTCAGTGCTTCACGAGAAGCAAGAAGGATGATACCAAGCTTATGAGCTTTCAGCTTAACAGGAATGACTTCTGGCTTATCTGTCTTGATTTTTTCGGTTTCATTTACCCAGTAAGCAGATACTCCGTCGGTTTGGACGTAAACTGTTTTTTCTTGTTCTCCGTCCATTTCGTGGTATTTTCCAAGTTGCATTACAAGTGAATTTTCTGCAACATCTTTCATGATGATGTCGGTCATTTGTTTAGTAAAAGTTCCGTCTTTCTTCTCAGAAACTAAAACTTTTTCAGGGTTAAAAACTTGTACTGTCATTTATGTTTCTCCTTTAAATAATTCTTGATTTGCGGAAGATGTCCCCGCCGGACTTAGCGCCTGAATCGCCAAACGAAGATGACACCGCTGGCGGTTCTGATTGTGTGTACTCAGCTTTAATCTCGCTGATAATTCCCTCGAAGTCTGCAATGGCCTGCAATGTGCCGTCTGCTGTATCCTTAACAACGAAGGCAAGCACTTTGTCACTAACTGGCAACTTGCGACTTGATAGGGTTTTGATGGCTTCTTCTGTCAGCTCTCGCTTGGTCTGTTCTTTCTCAAGACCTGCGATCTTATCAAGTAATTCTTGCTTTTCAGCTTCGGCCACTTGCCGGCGATATTCTTCAAGTTCTTTTCCAGACAGCTCATTTTCTGCCTTATACTGCTCAAGAGCTTTAGAAATCGCCTCTTGCGTTGATTGAGCGTGCTTCTTCTCTGCTTGCTCCAATCGCCTTTGCATTTCAGCAACAGACACCATCTTCTCTGGCTCAGGAGTTGGCCCTGCAGGGACTTCATTTTCTGGTGTGCCAGATTCGCCTTGAGGCTCTGCGCCTTCTGCAAATAACTGCAAATTACGCAAATTCATGCGTAACATAAATTTATTTTTTGCCATTGTAGGCTCCTTTCTTACGCTTTTACGGGCAACCTCCCCGAACTCATGCACCTTTTTACGTCCTAAGCACGGTTTGGACAAAGATAAGCGCTCCGGTGGACTCGAACCACCCGCCAGATTCCAAGACTCGAACTTGGCCAACCCGTGAAGCAGGATTGAACTGCCTCCCCTTTGAGCGCAAAATAAAAGAAGATGAACTCAATTATTCATCTTCTGTGTAATCATAATCATCTAGCGTGCTACCGCCTGACTTATATTTCATCTTGATATGGCCATAAGCCGAACATCTACAGTTAGGGTGCATTGGGAACATATTCACGCCCTTCTCAACCTTATCAATAGGGATTGCCTTTCGGTCAAGCGGTCCGCAAATATCACAAGCTCCCGGCTCTGCAACATAGACCATGTGAGTGAAGCCGTTATCCTTTAGCATGGCAAGCTGGGTATCTGCGTTAATACGTGCTATCTCGGTTTTTAATAGACGCTTAGCGTTTTCTTTGCTGGTACCGTATCTATTGGCCAATAGCTTGGCTTCTTGCTTGTAGCCCATCATGTCCGTGTAGATACGATTGAGTGAGGAGAAGACGTCTCTTTGCAAGTTGGCGTGTAAGCCCGTCCTACCCCAAACACGACTTGAAAAATTCTGGCCGTAGAAATCAGCGTCTAAAATGCTCTTCATGCGTTTTTCTGCTCCGCTGGAAGAAACACCCAAAATCCCTGCTTGACGCTTGTATTCGTTCAAAAATTCGTCCGCTCTAGCCTTGTCAAAGACTTGGTTAACATCTGCTGTTAGATTTTGCATTTCAAGGGCTAGCTCGGCCTTTAAAAGCTCTAATCTGCTGACCTTCATCTTCAAATTGTAGGTCCTTAGCATACTGTTTGTCTTGTTGCTGAAATCTCTAGTCTTGACAGCCTGTCTGGCCTTGTCGTTAAACTTAGTAACGTCAAACTCAGAGGCTCTTTTCATGGCCTCTTGTTTGGTCAGACCCTCTTTCCCAGCATAAGTCATATAAAACCGGTCTATCTCAGACTGCAAGCGGTCGTATGACTCCTGATACAAGCTAGATAAGAGCTTATCCCGCTCTATATCTCGCTTAATCAGTTCAGCTTGGGCCTTTCGTTCGGCATTGTATAGCTTATTATTCCTCTTCGTCTGATTGCTCGTCATCTTTAGCACCTACAATCTGGCTAATTTCTCCATCACTTGCCCCTTGCTCCTTCAAAATACGGCTCTGCTCGGTCTTGTAGTCCGTGAAGCTTGCATTGTTCATCAAGGTTTCTTGTGATACGGCACCGCCTGCCTCAATATAGGCTTTAATTTCGGTCCAGACATCTTGTGGTATGTTCGGGTGGAAGGTAAAGGTCAGCTTGTTAGCTTCGATAATTGAGCCATTGATGGCTTTGTGTACATTGCTGATAAGCTCGTATCTGCGACGTAGGGCCTTTGTGTAGTAGGTCTCCTTATCTTTACGGACTTGCTCAAGACCTATCATCTTGTATAGCAGAGCAATGCCGGAAGACGTAGAGTTGAAGCGGTCGTCTTCTAGGTTAGGAATCCGGCTGAATTTTTGTATATCGTTTGCTAGACGATTCTTGTAAGCCTCTGTCCCGCTGACATCATATTTCTTGTAGATGTAGCCTGCGTCTGCTGTGGTCTGTTGGCCATTGGCACTAATTCCAGTCTGTAGTAGTAGCGTGTTAGCGTCTTTCATCTTGGCGACGTTCTCGGCACTTGCTCCGATTGCCTCAAGGTCTCCCTTGATTAATAGCATAGCGTCGTTGAGGTCGCTCATGTAGTTAGCTGTGTCAGATTGGCCTGCGTCGTATGCGTCAATTAGTGAAATTTCGCTCTCATAATCACCCATTCTAAAGCGATTATTCCACCACTCGACGACTGGCACGTCGTTGTATTCATGCTTGTTAACCTCTGCCATTGCAAGCTTGATTGAGCCTTCCGAGAATGGCTTAAAGGCTATAATCTGGTCTTTGGTGTAGACCGTCATATTCACCTTGTCTGCGAAAATCGGCAAGTGTACAGCACAAATGATGTTTTGTTCTACCGTCAGATCACGGATAACGAACATTTCAAGCGGGCTAATTAAAACAACCCTATCTACATTATCCCGATCCCTGAAATGATACTCAAAGGCTCTACCATAGACGGAAGCGTCAAAGGCTAAATCGCCATTTAAGGCGTTGATGTCATTTTGCCACTCGATCTCTTCGATAGTCTTCAACTGGTCTGCATTGGCACCTTCTAAAATCCCAATCGTGACCGGATTCCCTATCACGTAGCTAGTAGCAAAGCCTGAAATATACCCGCCCCATTTATGACGGACCCGATAGTCTGCCTTTTCATTGTCTAGTCGTCTATGACCTGACAAAATGCTGAAATTGTCACCCTTGGCATACGAAGCTAGGACCTTCAAACGCTTCTTTTGAGAGTCAAAGAACGTCTGTATCATGTCCCTTAGAGCCTTCCGGCCTGCGTCTGTATTTAAAAGGTCATCTGCTGACGTATATCTGAATTGTTCGTTCGATAGCGTGCCAAAATACAAGCTGTCAAACCTCGTCTTAGTCACGTTATCTATTCCGTGTTCAAACTCGTTTACTTTGTCCATTCTTACCTCCTGAACATCTTATTAATCTTGTTGATTGCCTTACCAACGTCCACGTCTTTCTTCGTCTGGTAAATGCGGTCTTGCAATGCGTACCTGATGGCATCTATGCAGTGATTGTAGCTATCGACCGGCTCGTTCATGTATTCATTGGTCTTCTTGTCTTTCTTCCATGTGTAGTTTTCCAGCTCCTCAATCAGCTTGACGCATCTTTCATCTACTACCCAGTCATACTGCAGTAGATACTGGATTCCTTGCATGACCGATCCAGGACCTTTCTGCACATCAATAACTCTAGGGATTCCAAGATTCCGCAATTCCTGATTAGATTTCTTCTCTGCTGAGTCGGCCCGTATTTCTTCCTTGGCATATCCAAGGGCCTTAATACTTTCTGCGATTTTGTCATTGGTCAGATTCTTTCTAACAAATTCTTCTAGGACGTACAGCTTCCTGTTTTCGTCATCTATCCTGACGTGCATTAATGCTGATGGGTCATTGATAAATCCGTAGTCAAGACCAAAATAAGCCGGCAAATGCGCCAGCTCATCTCTGTTTAATAGCTTCTTCTCATACTTCGGAAATACTAGCTTATCAAGAGTAGCGAACTCACCCAGAGCATAGATCTTGTAGTAAGCCTCATTGCGGTTGGCTAGCTCTTCAATATTCTCTATCGTGACCTTGTCAAGGAACCGGTTATCCTTGTATGACGTGTGATAGACTACTGTATTTTTGGGGCTTTTAACAAAAAAAGCGTTATAGGTCCAGTTGACCTTGGATACAGGGTTAAACATCAAAAAGATCTGCTTCTGCTTGTGTTTCTTGTCCCTGAGACGCAAGGTAAGCTGTGTATAGTCATCAAGAGTGAACTCAGAAGCTTCTTCCATGACTATATCTGAAACACCCTTAATAGATTTGATTTTCTCTGGGTTATCAAGACCCTTGAAAATAAACTCGGCGCCATTTGGTAGCTTAATCCGATAAGCCGAATTATTGACCTTGCACTTATCAAGCAAGCCCCAAGCGTCCAAACATTGCTTGACATCCTCAAAAATCGAATCGTAGACCGTAGAGCCTACTTTCCGGAGAAATAAAACCTTGCGTGGATATTTCCAGTCTTGACAAGCCTTAAATACGACCTTTTGGATAACACCGTGACTCTTGCCAGAAGAGGCCCCGCCATAATGGACCTCTGTAAAGGTCGAATAGTCTGTTAGCTTGTCGTATATATGCTTGTTGAAGACCCTGCTAGGATAGTCAATGACTATTTCAATCTTGGGCCTACTCTTCGTCAGCATCCCATTCACCAACTTTGATTTCAATAGTTTTCTGGGTTATATCAATGTTATTTTGATACATGCCAAGCGTCTTAGCATACTTGTCAGAGGCTGATAGCATGACTGCTAAGTCAGGCGGGACCTCTTTTGCCACCTGATAGCCCTCTCCGTCTCCTACAAGCTTCACGTCTTGGATTTCACGCCTGATGATCTTGGCCCAGAATTGCTGTATATCCACCGACGTTAGCAATGACAGCTCCGTCCTGCGTTCGTCAAAGGCTTTTTTCAGCGTTTCAACGACGGGCGGGATATGTACATACTTTTCCATTCCTGCAAGCATGTTATGAGCTATCTTGCCAGCACTTCTTTCGCTAAATCCTGCTTCTTTTGCCGACTGCGTGCCGTTTTGGAACCCGTTGGCCATGTAGTTTAAAATAAAGGATTTCTGCCTGTTCCTAGAGGCCGGCCAATCAGACATAAGGTCATTTGCTATTGTCTTTAGTTCTTCAATCGCTAACTTCTCACGGTCATTCATTCGCTGACCTCCTTTCAGACAAAATAAAAAGTCGCTTAATGCGACTAAATGGGAAATACCGGAATCGAACCGGAAGAGGTTGCATGATTTTTTGAAAAAGATTTTTAATCATTATGTAAGCTAGAAGGTTTTAATCCACATGACATCAAAGGAAAATTTCAGACCTCTTAACCATTATTCCCTAAATGCGCCCTAGCCACGGAAGGCGCTACTGTACGATTTTCTAATTTTTATTGTTCGTGGCTAAATAAAAGAGAGCCTGAAATTGCATCAGGTAACGGCCTAGCGCCCTCTCCTCAAACAAACCTTTGGGAGTTTAAAATGAAAATGAAACGAAACGTCAATTAGATCCTATCCGGTTCTCTTGACAATACTATTTTATCACTTAAAATCCCTTGTGGTTCCCGCAATTTTACCGCAAAATTACCGCAATTTTACCGCTTTTCGCAAATTAAGATGCCGTTCCGATATTGCCAAGCAAAGGCAATCAAGGCCCTATCAAGCAATTCCTGATAGCGGGTCTTCTCTATGTCTAATCTGTCATAGATTGCTACTGCCATTTCAGGGACTGTTTTAGTAAACCTTGAGTGCAAAATAAATCGGTATGTCGGATTAATCAACCTTGAAATAGCCTGCTCAATCTCTTCCAGCTCGGCATAGGCATCTACCCTGTGAACCGCTAGATTTTCAACTTGTCGGCTCGGCCCTCCTCCGCCCCGTGGCTCGAAGGTAAAATCCTGCGTGATCCTTTGGATCGGTTCGTCACAAGCGATCTCACGCCAGACAGGATATTCTTTAAGCTTGTCCTTGGCTTTCTGGATCGTGGCCCGTTCGTCTATTTCTGGTAAGAGCGGGATAGGTCTTTCTTCAAGCATACTATCTCCTCGTCACATTCTTTTACTTTTCTTTTCAGCCAGTCTCTACGCTTGGACGCTACTTGTAAGCCGAAGCTGTTTTTGATGATGGCCAAGCTTTCAGGTTCTAGGTCCTTCAAATAACATTCCTTCGTATGCTCTAGCTGTTCAATTCTACTTTCTATTTTTGATGTCATTTTATTACTTTCCCATCAAAAATCAGCGTAATGGTTCCTGTGCCGTCTTCGTTGTCCTTAGCATAAGCCCGACAATCGGCCTTGTACTCTCTGCCATCAATGGTGATGCTACGTTTCATCTTATCGACTTTGATAATAGCACCGCTAAACGCTTTAATTCTCATTCTGTTTCTCCTATTTCAATTTTTATATCGTCAAGATCGATTCCTTCAATCGTTGCACGCTGTATAAGCAAATTGAGATATAGACGCATAGCGCAATACTGATCCTCTAGTAACTCGATAGGGCAGGTAGGTTTAAAATCAAGAGTTCCTGAGTTGTGTTTTTCAATAAGTCTCCCCAATTTAATAAAACGTTCTGCTAATTGTTTGTATTCTTCGATCATTCTTTCTTTGTAATCATTCATCTTAATTTCCTCTTTTCTTCAAAAATTCGGGCATGTCATCACCGATTTTAAGGCCTTTATACTGCTCTTCGTTAACCAGATAGCGCCCGTAATGCCTCACAACAACGTAGTATCTCCCGTAGTTCTGGCCTTTCTGGACTACTACTGGCCTGTTACTATGCGCCCCTGCGTAAAATGATATTACGCAAGAGGCAATGAAAAATATTAATTTAATCTCGGTCATGATTGGCCTCCAAAAGCTCTGGATTTTCAAAGATATTGCCGATTATTTCCATAAATTCATTGTTTTCACTCAAATCTAACTTTGAATTGTACCAAATATCTCTTCTAATCCATTTACCTTCTTCTATATCAAATTCGACAATTTCCCAAAAGTCCTCACCGGCATGTCCGAATAGAATATCTTTTTCAAAAATCTCCTTACAATTTTTGTCGAATAGTCCTGTAAATCGTCCAATTGTTTCTGGATTTACAGGACACCAAGAACCTATAGTAATGTATTGTTCATTAGCTTCTACCACTTCGTTGATAATAAATGCTCTTCCTCTATCTTCAATTAAATGTCCGTATTGCCATTGACCTTTGCTGTTTTCGTCTATGGACAACCCTCTGTATGGATATATCATTTAATTACCTCCAATAAATCTGGATTTTCATAGATGTTTCCAACAACTTCAAATTCACTCATAATAGCGTTCGGATACCCACCGCCAAGATACAGATTGAAGCCTCGGTAAATTCTTATACTGCCAAAATCCTCTTCAACTTCCTGCGTCCCAAATGTAACCACCTGCCGTTTCCAGCCATTTGTTACCACATCCCCCTCGAAAATCTCTTTGCCGTTCTTGTCCTTGAGTCCTGTTGATTGCATGAGTTCGATTTCGTCTGCATCACGCATAAATGTAATAGCATCACCGATAAAATCTAGTTGACCATTGTCAAAATGGATCTCATCAACATCAATCATTTTCTTGTCATTTTTGAGCCACGCCCTAAATCTTGGTATCATCTTGCACCTCCTCCATAAATCAAATAAACTGCGACAACCAACTGAGCCATGCTCAATGATTGATCTGCCCAATCATCAAATTCTTTTGACCTCGGAAACCAACTCTTTTTACTGAACCAATCATAGTATTCAGGTTTTTCATAAGCAAAGATACATTCCATAGCACCTAAAAATGTCAGGCCGTCTTCTGCCATTTCCCAAAAATAGTCTGCCCGGTCCCTCACGAATTGTGGCAAATATTGTTTAGGTGGGATTGGATTTCCAGCTTCTACTGTCCAGCCGTATACACCATCAAACATTTTCTTAAAATCTTCCATCTATTCCACCTCCTCAAAGCGCCCATCTATTTTTGGACTTATTTCTTTTAAAAATGGGATTTTTCTTTTCTTTTTTCTTCTGCTTGTGATATTCGCTATCTTTGTTAAAAATAATATCTTCCTCTTCAATCAGTTCTGGAATGAAGTTTCCAGATGGGTATCGTTCAGGTCGTTTCATCACTCAACCTCCTCAACTTCTATTCCCTCACAATCAAAAACCCATCCAAACCCAGCTACCTCAAGCTCTTTGCGGGTGAATTTCGTATCATAAAGACTATTTTCTTCTGGATTAGAAAAAATAAATACTCCTGAATTCTTGCTACGATTTAAAGTGCCTTGTCTTGTTTGTACATTTTTAACTTTTACCAGATACCGCTTCTCTTTCTCGACCTCGTAGCCGATAGCACAAGCGAGATGTAATTTTT